TTGGAAGATAACTAGATAGTTTTGCTAAGTCTTGTTTTTGTGGCGAATCAGGTTGACCTGTTCCAATATTTAAACCAATATCAACTGGTCCAGCACCATCACCAAAAGGCATACCAGTTTCTGGTACCTCGTTTGGTCTTTCGGTTTCGCTGGTTATAGGAACAACTGCACCCATACCACCAGTTTCCATTGCGTTAAAATCAATTTTAGGAATATTGGTTGCTTGTCCTTGCAGTTTAGCCCCTTGTTGTTGTTCTAATAATGCTTTACCTTCACCATATTTAGTTGAACCCATTTCACGCATAGGTTGTGTGGTTCTTTTAGAAATGTTTTTGTCAACACGTTTAGCGAATTTACCTGTACCTGAAACTTTTTCGGTAGCCATTATTGACCTGCTAGTTGTGAGAGTAATGTTCCAATGTCAGGTGTTCCTTGTGGTGCTGGAGAAGGACCCCCTGGAGGCGCTTCAACTGGGGCAGCAGGGACAGGTTGCCCGACAGGAGCAGTCATCTCAGCAGGGGGAACTTGTGGTGCTGCAGTGGGAGCAGGTACTGGTGCGAAGACTTTTTTAACAGCGTCTTCAATTTGAGTACCTTTTTGTCTCTCTTTGATTACTTCAGCAATGTTCATTACTAATGAACTTGGGTCTTGTCCCTGTGCAGATAACTGTGGTATTGCTTGTGCGAGTGCAGCCATTGAGGCATTTAAATTGTCGCGCATTTTTTGTACATCAATTGATTGTTGTTCCCCACCAACATTCATTGACCAAGGTAGTTCGCGCATAACAAAATCTCTTGATACCAAATCGGCACCTAGTGCTTGTAGTGAGAAAATTAATGCACGGCTTGGGTCAAGTCCTGACATCAAACCGTAACGTACTTGAACAGAGTAGTCTTTACGAATGTCTTTACGTGGAGAATAAGTTAATTCAAATCTTGCACCATTAGATGTTGCAACAACACTTTTTTCTTCAGGGAAAAGTTTTTCATCCATTTTAAGACATAATTTAATAACATCTTCAAATACGTCTGTTAAAATTTGTTGACCAGTTTTAACCTGGGTATCAAATGCGCCAAGAAGTGCTTGCACACCTTGTCCTGTAACAACTGATGCGTTAATAACACCTGAACGTCCTTCAGGGTATCTTGCACCAATACGCATTTCACGTTGTAAGATTTCTGCTTCTTGAAACGCAGCAGGTGGAACCTCTAAGCCTACACGGCGAATGTTCTGCGGTTGAGCAGTTCTCAATATTGCATCAGGACCAAAAGCAAACTCTTGAACATCGTTTGGTACAGCAAGTGGTGCGTTGATAGATTTCTCTGCAGCGTCCATTGCAAGTTGTGCGAAACGAGCACGAGCGATTTGTACCCACAACACGTCATCGAATTGACCGCGTGGTTCCTCATCAATGCCAGGTCTTTTGGCAACACGTACCATTACTTCACCCATTGGGTTTTCAGCACTGGTAAGAACAAGATTACCTCTGTGAGGTAAATATAAAAGGATAACGTCTTTGTCTTCATAACGAATCATTTCTAACTCGGAATAAAGGTCAACTTCATCCATTCTGTATCCGTTAAGGATTTCTCTTTCAAATTCTGGGAACTCTGTTATTAGTTCAGCAATTGTTTTAACATAACGTTTAGTGTAAGAAACAACACGACCATAACGGTCATATTCTGGGTATGCACCAAGTGGGTTTTCTACACGTATACGTGGAAGGTTGTTTTCCCAATCTGCTTCAATAACAATAGGTAGGAAACCATAAGAACCGTACCAGTCTGCGCCTTGATACATTTGTGTTTGCAGACGTGATGACTGGACGTAGTTATTTATGATTAAACCTCTGATGTCAGCAGATTTTCTGGCACGGTCAGAAGAGTTATCTGTTGTTGTACAATTAAAAGAAGGCAGTGGTGCTAGGACTTCTGAAACGTCTCTTGCTGCAACGTCAACAAAGTTTGCAACCATAGCCTTAGTTGCACCCTCTGGGAACATTTCTGGAAACACGTTAACAAGATTGCCCCTGCGTACTTCAAGAATGTCAGCCATTCTGGCATCACGGCTTTGGTATCGGCGTTTCAATGCCTCAACTTTGACCGCTATCTGTGTAATATTAAGAGTCACTAAGTTCCTTATGCGTAGAATACTTCTGCTTGTTGTTCAGCGTATGCTTCATCTAAATCAACAACTTGCCTAGTATTTAATTGTTTTTGTGAATGCCAACGACTTGTTGTGTACCGTTGACTGTAATTTTTTCTTTCCAACCATTCACGAATAACTAGTTCCGTGAACCATAAAGCCATAACCATATCTGAAGCCTGTTTCTTTTTCATATCAGGTTTCCAAATAATTAACTGGTTAATCAAAGCCTTCATTCCCTCACTTCGTTCAGTGGAAGGAAGATGAATCAGGTTTGAGTTTTTTTCGAACTTGTTTTCTCGTACAATCCCAAATAGTGGAGCCATAGATGCAACACCGAAGTCAACGTCCCACTTGTTGTTTCCAGTGAAATGCTCACGAAATTGGATTCCCCTTGAAGATAGAAAGTCTCGTATTGCCTCATCTTTCGTGAGGAATAATTGGAAGGCATTTTTCTCCGCTACTACAACGTTAGGTTGATATTTTAAAACCCATTCCTCAATCAGTTCCCTAATTTTGGCTGGGGTTGGTTCAGTCATATTAATTGCGTCAAGAATGTAGCGTTCATTGGTTTCAACATTTGCTGCCACAATAACTGCTGCTGTGGCACCAGCCATTGCAGGGTCAATGCCCATAACAATGCGAAAGTTTCCACCATCAGGATGCCCTGGTGCTTTAAAGTTTAACGGACCAATTTTTCTCATACCGTTAACACAACCAGTTATTGCAAGTGGTGGGAAAATGGAATCATCTTCAACGTCTTGTTGTTGATAAACCATTGCCCAAGTTGAGGGGGTGACTTCTGCACGTCTATTAAAGAGCGTAGGACCATCCCACTTAGGATATAATCCATCTGAATCAGGTGTGGTGTCATCGTCGCCGTCCCAAGGTCTATCGGAACGCGCCCATAAAGTCACCCAGTCTTTGGGGTCATCGTGTGTTTCTAAAACGGCTGGCATAGCCAAATAAGTAAAAGGTGATTTACCACCAGACCAATGCTCAGGGTTACGTAACTCCCTGTACAAGTCATTAGATGCAATACGGGTACCAACAATAAGAAGTTTACCATTCTTACCTAAACGGGTAATAACTTCTTGCTGCAACCATTTGATTTGCTTTTCCCACTCGTGGGCGTTAGCACCAGTGATGCAGTCATCCAAAATAATTAAATCGGCGCGGGCACCATAAATCTGACCACCCATACCAAGGGCTTGAAGAGTAGGGTCCTTCTCAGAAGAATCCCTAGTCTCAGCACCCAAATACACGGTGTCAGTTTTCCAAGTATCAGCATCATCTTTCCAACCACCATCAGGACCATAAGTCTTTTGCAACTTAGACCACCTAGGGTGGGACAACCTTTGCTTAATAGCATAAACGAACTCGCGTGCCTTATACAAAGTCTTAGACACAATGATGATACGCACATTAGGGTCAAGAGCAATACGATACGTAGAATAGTTAACCGTGATAGTCGTAGACTTTGCGTGCTCAGGAGGAATATTAATCAACACACGGTTACGGGCAGCAGGCTCATAAACCATAGCCTCGTGCAACCACTCAGGCTCACCCTTCTCAAGAAGGGAAATAAAATTCTGTTGATGCGGGAAAACAGCCATCTCAAGATAATCCTGAGAAAACTCCTCAAACGAAACCTTAAACCTATCAGCAGTATCAGAACCTGCCCTAACATTATCCCTTTTAACCTTAGCATCATCAAGGTCAGACCTAAACTGGTCATCAGACTTAACCCAATACTTCACAGTATCAGGCTTAACCCCAGCAACCTCAGAGGCTGCGTTAACAGTCATACCATTAGCAATAGCCGTTAAAAAATTTTTTTTCTTCTTGGCTGACTCACCCTTAAG